CTGGCGGTTCACGGCGACGACAGCAAGGCGGCGTATGGCATTCTCACCGCCCCCGTGAAGACCGGCGCTGGCGAGGCTACCACCGTGGCGGTCTATCGCACCGGCGCGTTCCTCATGGATGCTCTCAATTGGGATGCGTCCTTCGACACCGACGAGAAGAAGGCCACGGCCTTCGAGGGCGGCAAATCGCCGTCGCTGTTCATCATGAAAAATCCCAACAAGGATGAAGCCTACATCTAACGGTGGGCCGGACGTTCGAGGGACTACAGACGGAGAGAGAAAATGGCTGATCTCAATTTCAGCATCTATGATACGGACACGCTGCTCGGCGTGTTCCGGGACAAGGAGGCCATGGAGCCGGTCCACACCTACTGGCTGGATCTGTGCTTCCCGCAGGTCGTTGCGTTCGACGATGAGTATGTGGACTTCTCCAAGCTCACCGGCGTGCGCAAGCTGGCGCCGTTCGTGTCGCCGCTGGCCGAGGGCCGCCCCATCATGTCGCGCGGCGAAAATCTGACGCGCGTCAAGCCCGCCTACATCAAGGAACTGGATGCCGTTTCCGCATCGCGTGTTCTGCGCAAATGGGCTGGCATGGGCGAACTCGGCGTCGGCATGAAGACGCTCACGCCGCAGCAGCGCTACAATGCGGCCATCGTGGACATCGCCAATGAGCACAACAAGGCGATTCGCCGCCGTTGGGAATGGATGGCCGCGGAGGCCATCATGAACGGCGCCGTCACCATGGAGGGTGAGGACTATCCGAAGACCCTCGTGGATTACGGACGCGATGCGGCCCACACCGTCACGCTCGGCGCGGGTGCGCGCTGGGGCGATGCTGGCGTGGACATCCTCAAGTCAATCGAGGACATGGCGGCGATCGTCTTCCAGGCGAAGGGCGGCGGCGCTGTGAACCGCATCACCATCGGCGCCAAGGCATGGGACGCCATGCGCCGTGATCCCGACGTGCGCGAGGAGATGAACCTGCGCTACAAGGACCGCCAGAACAACGGCCTGAATATCAAGACGGGCATTCTGGAGCCTGCCGAAGTGCAGTATGTCGGCACGGTGTCGAACAACATCGACGTGTATGTCTATCGCGACTACTACCATGATGCGGATGGCAACGCCGTGCCCATCATGGACGAGCGCGATGTGATCTTCACGTCTCCGTCGGTGCAGGGTGTGAGGTGCTTCGGCGCCATTCACGACAAGCGCGCTGGCTGGCGTCCGCTCCCCATCTTCCCGAAGATGTGGGATCAGGAGAACCCGTCGGCCACGATGTTCCTGACGCAGAGCGCGCCGCTGCCTGTGCCTGTGAACCCGAACGCCACGCTGCGCGCCCGCGTGGTGGCGTAACGCGACAGCATGAATCCCCGGCGAGGAAACCCTCGCCGGGGTCTATAGACCGAATCCACACGAGGAGGAGCCAGATATGGCAAAGAATCTGTCATTGATCGCCGTCACCGCAGTGCAGCGGTGCGTGAAGAAGGGCAAGTTTGCCCCGAACGACAAGACGCCGCCCACGCCGCCAGTCATCGAGACGCTGGCCCCGGGCACGCATTTCGTGGCCAAGTCGCAGGAGGAATATGACTGGCTCGTTTCTTCCGGGGCCGCCGTTCCGAACGAAGAGGCTGCGCCGAAGAAGAAGGGCCGGAAGAAAGCTGCGCAGAAGCAGCAGGAGCCCGAACCCGCCGCCGCGGAGGATGCCGAGGAGGATGCCGCCGGAGGTGACGAGGAATCCGCCTCTGCCGATGCGGAGGAGGCTGACGAAGAAGTCATCTGATGGCCTCGTGGCGCAGCATACGCAGACAGGCGCGCCGGGACTTGCATAAAACGATGCGCGTCCCGGCGTTTTACTATGCCCCCGGCGGCGGAGCAGTGGCCCCTTGCACGGTGCGCGTGTGGCAGGGCTTCACGTATCTTGGCGACATGAAGGGGACATCCTTCGATTACGCCGAATATGGTGATAACACCCCGCGGATCATAACAATGGACTCCGAGATCATCCCCGAACGGCTGGGGGTGTTTTCCGTGGAGCCCGGAGAGGCATATAGGGTGGATCGCCGCGAGCCAAAGGATGACATCACGTCTATTTCGCACGTGGTTCGCCTGGACAAGGATGAGGCGGCGGGCCTGCTCGTTCCGGATGGGTATGATGAATCGGGGTTTGCGCCGCCATACGATGAGGAGTTCGCGAGGTTGTTCGGGTATCCAGAAGATTTGCGCGTTTCCGTAGCCATGGACGCCCCGGCTGACATGGCGCCTGGCACGCCGTTCGTTCCGGATTTCACTGGCGCGGAAACGGTCCGTGACACGCGGACAGGTGCGCGCGCGCTGCATGAGTTCTTTGACGCCGACAGGTTTCGCCCCTTGGCAGATGGGGACGAGTATCTTCTGCAATTCGAGATGTCTTTTGCAGAAGCTGCTCCGGGCAATGGCGTGACGGTGAGCATGGACGTTCAGCCCCCTGCGACGCCAGCCCCGTCCGCCATTGTCGCAAGGGCGTTCCCCGCCGGGGCGGATACGTTCGTGACCGTCCTCCCGGTGATCGTCACAGCTGGAGCTGACATGGTCGCGAATGGCGCGCGGTTCAGCATTGAGGTTGGCGCGGCGGCGAAACTCCTGTCGTTCAGGCTTGGGGTTGGCATGAGGGCGCCATGACCGGAGTCAACGTCACAATCGAGGGGCTTGACGGCGTGTTTGCCGGGGCGGATGCCAAGATGGCGCGATACGCCGCCATGGCGCTGAATCGCGTGGCCAAGTCTGCGCGCGCTGATATGGCGCGGGAGGTTCGTAGGCAGGTCAACCTCCCGGCATCATATGTGTCCCCGGCGGGTGGCAGGCTTGTGGCCGTTCCGTCAGCGACTCCGACTCATTTGCAGTCTGCTGTCCGGGCGCGATCGAGGCCAACTTCGCTTGCCCGGTATGTCACTTCGTCTCGCCGGGGGAAGGGCGGGGGCGTCAATGTTCAGGTTGCGCCGGGCCGCGTCAAGTTCATGCGCGGGGCGTTCTTGATGAAGCTCCGGCAGGGCACGGTCTTGACGGATACGAAGCACAACCTCGGCTTGGCGATCCGGCTACGCCCGGGCCAGCCGATCAGGAACAAAAAGTTTTTCAAGGCCATTGGCGGCGGGCTGGCCCTGCTGTATGGCCCGTCCGTTCAGCAGGCTATCATCGCGAATGCCGGGACGGGCATCGCGAAGGACATGAGCGAGAAGTTCTTGCGCGATCTGGAACGCGAGTTCTCCCGTCTCGTTTCTGTGAAAGGGATTCTGTGATGGCTGACCCCGAGAGGCTACAGGTGCAGAAGGCGCTCACGGCGGCGTTGCAGGAGATTACTCCGGCTGCCGGGTATGCGCATGACTTGTCGCAGTCTGTGTTCCGCGGGCGGCGTTTGTATTCGGAATCCGATCCGCTTCCGATGGTGACGATTCTGGAGGTCCCGCTCCCGCCAGATCAGAAGGATTCCCCTCTCGGGGCAGAGGCCCGTCACGGCAAGTGGGAACTTGTCGTTCAGGGCTTTGTGAAGGATGATCCGCAGAACCCGACAGACCCGGCGCACATTCTGCTGGCCGATGTGAAGAGGCGGCTGGCCGAGGAAATGGAGAACGGGCGGCGGTTTGACGACACGCAGGGATTCTTTGGCCTTCCGAAGATCATTCAGGACATGCAGATCGGGGTTGGTGTTGTCCGGCCCCCCGATGAGGTATCGGCCAAGGCGTATTTCTGGCTGACACTGGAGTTTGAGATCGTCGAGACATTCAGGTAGTCTTTGACGGAAGCCCCCTCTGTGCGGTATAGGGGAGGGCATGGCAGAGGCCACATCCCGTGGCACAAAGAGGAGGAGCCAGATATGGCGACGAAAAATTATACCCTTGGGCGCGGGAAGCTGTCCTTTGCGCCCTTCAAGGCCGGGACGAAGGAGCCCGACGGCTTTCGCTACATGGGCAACAGCCCCACGTTCGGCGTTACGGTCGATGTGCAGGAACTGGAGCATTACGATGCGGATGAGGGTGTGAAGGTCCTCGATGAATCCGTGGTTCTCCAGGCCAACCGCACCGGTTCGCTCGTGCTGGATGACATTCAGCCGGACAACGTGGCCCTGTTCCTGTTCAGCCAGCCGGAGACAATTTCCGTGACGGCGCAGTCCGGCCTGACCGAGACGTTTACCGGCGTGAAACTGGATCGCTCCTACAAGATCGGCATTTCCTCGGCCAACCCGTCCGGCGTGCTGAATGTCGATCCGGCGACTTTCGTCGCAAAGGTGGGCGCTACCACGCTGGTTGCGGGCACCGACTATGAACTCGACGCTAAGCGCGGCAAGCTGACGCTGCTCGAAGGCGCGACGAACGTCAGCGACGGCAACGATGTGGACATCACCTATGACATTCTGGCCTACACCCGGTCGCATATCGCGGCGGGCTCCGAGCAGGTCGAAGGTGCGCTCCTCTATGAGGAGTTCAATCCCGTCGGCAAGAATTCGGTCTGGTATTTCCCCTACGTCAAGGTCAATCCGAATGGCGATATGACCATGAAGGGCGACGACTGGCGTCAGATTCCGCTGTCTGTGAAGATCCTCAAGCCCGCCGACGGGCATGCGATCTACCAGGACAACGTGCCCATTTCGTAATGGGCGCCTGACGAGAATTGATCCGGGGGCTCCGGCCCCCGGGAAACCCAACCGAGGAGAAATGTTATGCCTATCAGAGGTATTGTTGTCCCCACACGCCGTGTCGAAGTTCTCGGCGGCGAGGTGGAAGTCCGCGGACTGTCCTTCGAGGATGTGTCCGCTCTCATCAATCACCACGAGCCGGAGGTCTTCGCCGTTTACGATGCGGTCATCAACAACGTGGTGAAGGCCGAGACGCCGGAGGCGGCAAACGAGGGCGTCATCATGGTGCTCAAGGTGGCCATTGCGCAGTTCCCCGCACTCGTTGCGGAGGCGATCGCACTGGCCGCGGACGAGCCGGGTGCTGTGAATGACGTGCGCAAGTGGCCTCTCGATGCGATGCTCGCTGTTGCGGTGGAAGTCGCGGACCTCACTTTTTCCAGTGACATCGACATGGAACGCCTGACGGGGACGCTCCAAGCCCTCGCGGCCAAAATGCCGGGGGCGTCCCCGGATGCGCAGGGCAATACCCGACTCTCGAAGAATGGCGGTGGGGGCTCCGCGAAGAGCGGGCCTATCTCATATCAGTAGGATATGAGGCGCCCGGGGCGCTGCCCATAGGCTACATGCTTGATGAGGCGTCTCTGGCCCGTTCTCGCGAGCAGACGGATTTGGCTGGGCGTTTGGGGTTGCTACAGATGGTTGGGGCGTCTATTCTCCGGAAGGACGCCGCCGCGAGCCTCAAGAAGCGCCTGACGGCGCTTGTGGTGAGGTTGCGGCCTAGAAAGGATCCTGCAAGCCATGAGCAACACCCGTGATGTCCAGCTCATCCTGAAAGCCAAAGACGACGCCTCTAAAGCCATTCTGGACGCCAAGAAGGCGCTCCAGGACTTGGAGGAGGTGCAGAAGAAAGTCGCCGCGTCTGCTGGCGGACTCGACAAAGAGTTCAACAGCATGGCCGCGGCGCTTTCCGCTCTGGACACGGCGGCAAAGAAGGGCGGGCTGTCGAAAGTCTCGGAAGAGGTGGCGAAGGCCAAGGCGGCTTACAAGCGGCTCAAGGCGGATGTCTCTGGCGCGGAACGCGAAGTGCGCCGTTTGTCAGACGCCGCCGTGAAGGCGGCTGTTGAGGAGGACAAACTCGCGGCCAAGTTGGCCAAAGCGGCGGATTCTGCTCGGCGAGAGGGCGAGACGCTCCGCAAGTTGTCGGAAGCACATCGCAAGGTTGAAGCGGATTCTCGCAAGGCCGCACAGGACGCCAAGCGGCAGGAGACGGAGGTTCGCAAGATCTCTCGGGCGTTGGCCGGGCAGCGGGATTCTTTGGCCAAGGCCGAGGAGCGCTGGCAGAAATACACCGAGCAGATACTGGCCACAGACCGCCCAACGAAGCGTATGATTTCCGCGCAGAGGACGGCGGCGGATGCGGTGCGTAAATACTCGTCTTCGGTTGCCGGGCTGACCGAGAAGCAGCGCCGTGCGGAGCAAGCCGTTGAGCAAGCCAAGGCCGCTTACGCCGGGATGACGGAGCGCGTCAGACAGTCCGCCGTTGCGGTGAAAGAGCAAGAGGCTGCCGTTGAGGCCGCCAAGCAGGCGGAGCGGCAACTCGGTGAGGCTGTCCGGGCCGCGGCAGGGCAATACGCCAGTTTGAATTCCGCGCTGGCCAAGGCTCGAACGAATCTTCGCAGCAACTCCGAGGCGCTTAGAGAGGCCAAGGCTGGCATGGCCGAGATGTCCAGCGCCGCGCGCGAGGTGTCGGAAGAGTATGCGCGCGTGGCGGAGAGCTTGCGCGTGTCGATGGGGAAGATCATCGACAGGCAGCACCGGGCGGCGTTGGAGGCCAAGAGGGCGTGGAAGGGCGCTGAGGCCGATGTCAAGAAGTATGCCAAGGAACTTCGGGAAGCTGGCGGCGCGAATGACGAGATCGCTGCCAAGTTGGCCAAGGCCAGGGCGGCGGCCAAGAACGCCAAGGACGAATATAATCTCGTCCGCGGGTCTGTTCACAAGATGCGTCAGGAGATGCGCGCGTCTTCGGGTTCCGTGAGCAGCCTTCGGACGGCCTTTTCGCGGCTCGTTGCCGAAGAGCGGCGCGTCTCGGAGGAGGCTCGCAGGCTTCGCGAGCGCGAGATTCAAGTGGACGTGGCGCAGCGCCGCGTGGCGGAATCGGCCAGCCGGGCGGCCACCGGCATCCGCCGGATGGGCTTTGCGTTCAAGAAGCTGAACCATGATAGCCGGACGAGCCTGTCGCTGCTCCAGCGCATTCGCGGACAACTGTTGGCCATTGCGGCGTCATACGCTGGCGTTTTCGCGCTGTTCCGTGGCGCGGGTGAAATGATCGAAGTGCAGCGGCAGTGGGATGCCGCCGTGCGGTCTATCGGCGTGGCTATCAACTCGCTCGACATGGCGCGGGTTGGCAAGGAAATGGACTATGTCCGCGGCGTTGCGGACAAGTTCGGCGTCAGCATTCAGTCTTCTGTAAAGCAGTTCTCTCGCCTCGGCGTGGCCACGCGCGGGACGAAGATCACGTTTGCCGAGACGAAGGAGATCTTCGAGGCGGTTTCCGGCGCGGCTCGCGTCATGAATCTGTCTGCCGAGCAGACGGACCGTGTGTTCACCGCCATCGTGCAGATTGCGTCGAAGGGCAAGGTGCAGATGGAAGAGCTGCGGCAGCAGCTCGGTGACAACCTCCCGGGCGCCATCCGGATGATGGCGAAGGCCGCTGGCTACGGCGCGGATCAAATGGACGCCTTTTATGCGGCGATCCAGCATGGCGATGTGTCCGCCAAGATGCTCGTCAAGTTCGCCCGGGAGCTCAAAGAAGAATTCGGGCCGCAGCTCCAGCAGGCGATGCGCTCAAATGCCGCCGAGTTCCAGCGCATGAAAAATGCGTGGTTCGAGACGGTTCTTGCGTTCAATAAGGCTGGGGCGCTTGAGGCGTTGACCCGGCTGTTCCGGAAATTGACGGAAGTCATGAAGTCGGCGGACTTCAAGGCGTTCGTGGCGAAGTTTTCGCATGTCGTGGCGGTCGTCATTGATGGCCTCACGGCCATGGCTGACAACTGGAAGACGGTTGGCAGCATTGTAGCCATGGTGGCGGGCATAAAGATGGTTTCGGCCATCGGCAAGCTGGCTTCCGTGATGATGGGATTGCGTCCCGCACTGAAAATCCTCTCTTCGCTCATCAGTGCGCGCGGCGGACTCATGGCGCTTGGCTCCGCGGCGGTCACTGGCGCTCGCGGCATGGGCATTATGGCGTCTGCCATCGGCCTTGCGGGCCGGGCGCTCATGGCCATGGGACCCTACGGCTGGGCTGCCGTGGCGGTTCTCGGCGCTCTCTATGCCGGATACAAGCTCTGGACACGTGGCGCCAAGGAGGCGGGCGCCGCAACGGAATCCGCTTCCGGCAAACTGAAACGGGCTGTTGCCGAGCAGCAGCAGGCCATGGAGCACGCCAAGGTCGCCGCGGCCAAGGCGGAAGAGGCTCGCAGAAGGCTTGCCGCGGCCAGCGAGGCGCAAGCCGAAGCCATGCGGAAAGTCCGGTCCGCCGGAGTGGATTCGGCGCAGGCGACGAAGGCGTTGGAAGAGGCGACGCGCGCACAAGAGGCCGCGGCTCGGGCGGCTGCTGCTGCGGGCGATGAATCTGCTGCTGCGGCGCAGCGCGCGGCGCAGGCTGCGGAAGGTGTCAAGACGGCCTCCGCAGAGGCCAAGGAGGCTGCGGCGAATGCGGCGCAGGGCATCGGCCAGCTTCGATCGGAGGCGTCGGAACCTATCGTTGCGCAGGTCAAGGTTGATGACCGCGGCATGGCGCAGATTGAGGCGTCCCGGCAGGCCATGGAAGGCTTGCGCAGGCAGTCTGTCACGGTTCAGGCTGCACTGACGGACCTGTTTGGCTCCTTGGCCGGGCCAGCTGAACGTGCGGCGCAGGCGCTGAACGGCTTTGTTCATGTTGCGGACGTGGCGGTTACGTCCCTCTCCGCTCTGGCGTCCGCCACCCCCGGCACGGCGCTGGCCGAGACGGCGCAATCCGCCGGAGCCGCGGCGGAGGCTTTCGAGCGCGCTGCCCCGGCGTCCGAGCGCATGGCTACGGCGTTTCAGGGGCTGCGAGAAGCCGCCGCTGGGCTCCCCGAGGCGTTTTCCGGCATCGCGCAGGCGGCGGCTGGGGTTGGCGCCAATCTGCGGGAGGGAGCGGCCGCTTCGCGCGAGACGGCGCAGGCTGTTGTCGAGATGTCTCGGGCCTTGGCCGCGGCGAATCAGGGACTCCGGGAATACGCGGTTGCGGTTCGCGGCGTGACCCGTCCGGCGCATGATCTGTCAGTGGCGCTGATTGATCTCGCGGACGCCATCAAGGCGCTGAAAACCGGGAAGGACATCCTTCGTGAACTGGCCGCTGCCATGCGCGAAGCGGCGCTGGCTTTCGGGACTTTCGTTGAGAAACTGCTGACAGCGGTTTCCGCGCTGCGGGATGTTGTCCCCGCGATGCAAGGCTTTGCCGTGGCGGCTGAAAGGGCGCGTGCGGCGTCTGTGTCCATGGCGAAGGGCGTGGCCAGTTCTATCAGCGCCATGCAGGCCGCCACCAGGCAATCGGCGTATTTGTCTTCGCAACTCGGCAGGCTGGCTGCGGCGTATCATCGCGCTGCGGCAGCGGCGCGATCGCTTGCGGCGGCGTCAAGGCGTGCGAGGTCGCGTGCCGGGACGGCGCACACTGGCGGCATAGTGAAGCACGGCCCCATTGGCGGGAATCCGATGCGGGATGTTCCCGAGGAGGTCTTTGCCGGGGCGCCGCGCTACCATACCGGCGGCATTGCCGGACTGCGGCCTGATGAAGTTCCGGTTATCCTCCGGACAGGTGAAGAAGTCATCACCCCGAATGACCCGCGGCACAGGAACAACATGCCGCGCGCCGGGCTCATGCAGGGCGGGCGCTACTCTGGCGTATCTGATTTCTCCAGCCAGATTCAGCAGGCTGTCCGCGGCGTGGTGAGTGCCGACCGGCAGGCCATGCGTGAGTTCTTTATGACTGTCGTCGAGGCGGCCAAGGAGTTTCGGCGCATTATTGAATCGGCTGCCGGGCTGCTGACGGGCGGTGGCGGCGGGGGCGGCGGATCCCTCGATCTTGGGACTGGCGCTGGTGATTACGGCACGGGTGCTGGTGGCGACTATGGCACCGACGATTACGGGTCCGGTTCCGGCTACAAGGGGTATAGCCGAGACAAACTCATGGATTTGTTTGGCCCGATGGCGTTCAACAAGGACGGCTCGGTCAACAAGCCATGGGTGGATTTCCAGATGCAGCTCATGAAGAGCCCATCATGGACGCCCTATAAGAGCCAGAGGCGCTTTCAGCTTCCGAGCATGACGGGCAGCTTGGAATCTACCGGCGGAATCTATGGCTCGGGGAAGGCGTCTGACGCCGCATGGGATGCGTGGGGGCAGTCCATAAAGCCGGGATACGGTCCCTATGACAACGGCAAGGGCGGGTGGTCTGATCCGTATGCGCACCTGTATGGCTCGGCTGGCGGCGGCGAGGGCGTTGACGAGGCGAAAGCCCGGCAGAAAGAAGAGGAATCTGCGCAGAAAGCCTACGAGAAGTCTCTCAAGGACCTCCAGGACACAATTGACAAGGGCAAGAGCTTCGGCGGCGGTGGATCCGGAGGGTCCGGCAAGGGGTCTGGCAAGGGTGCCGGAGGTAAGGCCAGTGGCGGGTATGACGACGGGGGCAAGGTTACTCCTGACAGGCCCCTCGGAGACTCCGACCCGTGGCTGCCGCCGAAGCCCAAGGGCGGTCCGGGTTCAGGGGGCCGGAGCGGAGGTGGTGGAAGAGGCCGAGCATCCGGTGGCGGTGGCAGGGCCTCCGGCGGTGGCGGCGGAGGTGGCGGCAGCGGCAGCGGTGATGGCGGGTGTCCGCCCGCGGCGTCCGAGACGCTCTTGCAGTGGGCTTGTGGGGACAATGAAGGGTGCCGAGCCCATTTCGCAAAGGTCAATGCGGATGCGCGGAATCAATGCTTGCAGCGACACAATCGAGCCCCTGATGCAAAGCCTGATCCGCACCCCGGACGGAACGTTCCGGGAGGTATCGGGTCGGTCTACCATCAGGGCGGCATCGTCGGGCAGACGCCAGTTCCTAGCCGCCCCGTTCCGTTTGATTTCAGCGCCATGCGGTTTCATTCCGGAGGGTTTCCGGGCTTGCAGCAGGACGAGGTGCAGGCTATCCTCCAGAAGGGCGAAGAGGTGTTGCCGCGAGACGACCCCCGGAACGCGCTCAATGCCGCGGGCAAGAGCGGCGTGAAGATCGTCAATACTTTCGACGCGCAGAGTTTCCTTTCCGAAGCTCTGTCGAGCGCGGAAGGCGAAGAGGCCATCATCAACGCGGTCCGGGCCAATGCCGGGGCCATCAAGGAAGCCATGGAGGTCTAGATGGCGTTTACAAGCGGATCAGTCGCGGATTTCGACGCGCTGTTTTCCACGCTGCTGACGGAGCTCACCTCCAATGCGGATTTGGTGAGCGCCGGTCAGGAGTGGACGCAAGAGTGGAATGTCGGGGATCAATATGTCCTCCGCGGCCCGGGGCTTGCCGGGACGGACAACATCTATATCGGCCTTGAGAAGATCAAGGACGCCGGGAATACGATCTATGACATTCGCCTGTATGGCATGAAAGGCTTTAATGCCTCCGCGGCCAACATGAGCGAGCATGTTGGGGTGGCTCCGGCATACGTCAAGCTCCTGGCGGCGGATTCCGCCATGAACTATTGGCTCACCATGTCGGGGCGCCGGTTCGTTTTCGTGGTGAAGGTATCGACGTATTACGAGGCGCTTTACGGCGGGTTCTACTTGCCGTTCGTGACCCCTGCGGAATACCCCTACCCCCTGTTTGTCGGGGGCGCCGGTGGGCCGATTATCGACAGTGACAACGATCCGGAGCGCTGGAACGATGCGACGTGGGCGCATCGGATATTCGTTGATTCCATGTATGACGAGGGGACTTCTGGGACACATCTCGCCAGTCCCTCGGCCAGATTCCTCCCCCCGGATGGGCTATGGAACACCGTCAATCACTATAGATACGGGCCGCAAACTTATGTCTTCTTTCCCACAATCCACAATTACAACTGCGAGCCTTCTACGGGGGATTTCCACACGAAATGGTGGGACGATGCGAAGTGGAAGCCGTGGTCGCATGTTGTTGTCGAGAAGTCCCGGGAGTGTCTTGGCGGCGGGTATCCGGCGACGCCGTTGAGCATCGTTCGCCGCGGCGTGTTCGAGTCTCTCGGCACCATGGACGGGGTGTTCCGCGTCCCCTCGAATGGCTTGACGGCGGAAGCGGCCATCACCATTGACGGGGATCCGGCCATTGTCTTTCCGAACGTGTGGCGGCAAGATGCCCGCGACATGTGGGCGCTCAAGACAGTATAGGAGGTTGCCATGGCGCATGTCGCCTATGCTTTGACGAACATC